GCGTTACGGCTAATTACGTCTATGCCGGTCCCACGAGCGGCGGGGCTGCTGCGCCTGCATTCCGTGCGCTGGTAGCGGCGGATATCCCGAGCATTTCAGCGACGTATGCGTTGGCTACGCTTGCCAATCTCGGTACGACGAATCTCAATGCGGCACTTTTGGCGCAAACCGGCATTGACCTAGGATCGACGGCCAAGCCCTTCCGGAGTCTCTATCTATGGGGATCGGGGACTTATGGGAGCACGTCGATCCAGCTAACGGGCGTTCCTACCGGAGCGCGCGTCTTAACGCTTCCGAACGCAACAGATACCCTCGTCGGGAAGGCAACCACCGATACTCTCACCAATAAGACGTTCGACACGGCAGGCACGGGAAACAGCTTTTCTATTGCGGGCGTGGCGGTGACTGCCAACACGGGCACCGGGGCGATGGTTCGCACGACCTCCCCTACTATCGTCACGCCCACAATCGCCAGCTTTGCCAATGCCACGCATACGCATCAATCGGCAGCGACGGGCGGGCTATTGCCGCCGATCCGGTCTACGCCGAATGTCTTGAGCGTGGATGGTGCGATTGATCCCCATACAGCAGCGGCCTACGTTATTACCAAGGGCAGCATTTGCAACCTGACATTGGCAGCGCCAACGGTGACCACCGATGACTTTATCCAGATCGTGATTACCTCAAATAGCGCCTTCGCTCATGTGATTACCGCGACAGGCTTGCTCCAGACGGGAGCGGCAACAGTAAACACGGCAACCTGCGCAGCCTTTGCGGGGGCCAGCCTAACGCTCATCGCCTATCAGGGGAAGTGGAACGTGCTCTCCCAGAATGCGCAAACATTTGCCTAATGGAAATTAAGCCCATCTGCCGATTCAAGCTCCGCGCGCTGGCGGCGGGAGCGAAGGAGTTTTACGCATCCTCGAAGTTCCTGCGTTCTTTTGAGATTGATCGATTCGTGGAGTTCTGGCGTCCGATTATCGCAAGCGAGCTAGGGGTAATCTTCATCGCGGAAGATGACGGCGAAATCATCGGCGCTATCGCGGGGATGGCGGTTCCCGAGCCCTATTCGGGCGATCTGGTGGTTTCTGAGTTCTTTTGGTTCGTGCGCCCCGGTCATCGGGGATCGGCGGGCCTGCGGCTCTATGAAGCGCTCGAATACTGGGCACGCCAAAAGGGAGCCAAGACCATGCGCATGGTACACCTGATGGACTCCATGCCAGAAAAGCTGGCGCGCATCTATAAGCGCTTGGGTTATGAGCAGGTGGAGACGCTGTATTCCAAGGATCTAGCGGCATGATCCAGGTATTCGATAATGCGCTGAACAATCCGATGGCATACCGCGAGGCTGCGCTGAAACTGGAGTTCAAGACCTTCGATTTCGGCCATTGTGTATTCCACGGCATCGCTCCCGCTGGTTTATCCTGCGATCTCTGCCAATGGATTGCGGTCATGTTCCCGGAACTGACGCCGATCCTGACGTTCTTCCGCAAGAGTCCGCTAGGACAGCAGGAGCCGCATTTCATCCATACCGATGTGGATATGGGGCACTGGACGGCGCTTCTCTACCTGAATCCCGATCCCAAAGAGGGCGACGGCACGGCGTTCTGGACCCATCGCACCGGAGCCATTGAAAGCTCGATTCCGCACGAGCGATCCGAGGAGGGCAGAATCCCGGATAGCTGGACCTTGCGCGAACTGGTGGGGGGAGCATTTAACCGTGTCCTGATGTTTCCCTCAACTTACTTTCATTCGCGGGCGATCCATGAGAATTGGGGCGAGGGCGACGATGCGCGTCTGGTGCAGGTAGTATTCGGAACGGGGGTACTCCAATGAGCGTAGGCGTTTCGCTTGGCACAGCGGCACTCATTGGCGGTATTGCCTCGGCGGGCGGCGCTGTCGCTAGTTCTGCGATTGGAGCGCACGCCGCAGGCAGCGCAGCGGATAAGCAGGCTCAGGCCGGTCAAAGCGCTCTCGATTTCCAAAAGCAGATGTGGGAAACCCAGCAGCAGAATCAAGCCCCTTGGCTTGAGGCTGGGAAAACCTCGCTCTCGAAGCTCATGGAGGGGCTATCGAATGGAACCTTCGGCCCCGGATCAATTGCGCCCTTCACTGCGCCCACGGCAGAGCAGGCACGGGCTACGCCTGGCTACCAGTTCACCCAGCAGGAAGGCAATCGCGGCGTCATGGCGGCGGCGTCCGCTGGTGGCCGATCTCTCTCCGGTGGAACTCTCAAGGCCATTGATCGATATAACACCGGCTTGGCCGATACGACCTACGGTGATACCTTTAATCGAGCGCTCCAATCCTACCAAGCCCAATTAGCAGGCCAAGGGCAGGCTTATAACCAGCTTGCGGGCGTGGCCAACACGGGCCAAACCGCCGTGCAGTCTCTCAATAATACCGGCACGCAGACGGCTACGAACGTGGGCAACCTGATGACCGGAATCGGCAATGCGCAAGCCTCGGGGATCATCGGCGGGGCGAATGCGATCAGCGGAGGGATTAGCGGCGCTACGAACGGACTGAGCAGTGCATTGCTCCTCAGTCAGCTAGGACTCGGGGCGACAGGCGGCGGTCTAAATACCTGGAAAGATGCCAGCGGTGCCGTTAATTACAGTCCGCCCATGATGGGCAATGGACCCATGATCGCGACTCCCCCATTCGTTGATGCTGCGGAGACTAGCGGCTAATGCCTATCGACCCCAGCATCCCGCTACAGTTCCATTCTCCCCAGGTGGAGCAGGTTTCTCCGCTTCAGTCTATCGCTACGCTTATGCAATTACGCGGGCAGATGGCCGAGATTCCGTTGCGGCTGGCGCAAGCCGAGCATGCACGCCAGCAGGCGGCACGGGAAGCGCTCGTAACCGAGCAAAAGCAGCGGCAGATGCAGGACGAAAGCACGCTGAAAGAGATGATGGCCGATCCGACGATTGCGCCCAAGATCGCCGCTGGCGATACCTCGCCCCTGTTCGGTAAGGTGCAAGACGATTTCCGCCAAAAGATCGAGGAGAATACGGCAAAGATTCATCAGGCGGCAGCGCTGGCCAGCAAGGATGATCTTGCGAATCGCAGTACGGCGCTAAATGCGCTAGCGGAAGGCATTCAGGGGCTCGGGGAAGATCCCGCCAGCATCAATGCGAACCTCTCCGCATTCAAGGCCAATCCTGCGAATGCGCTTCTGTTCAAGAATGCCGGTATCGACCCTAACGCCATTCCGAACGTGAACGATGTCTCGGACCTGAAGAAATGGGAGGCGGGCGTTGGAGTGGCGCAGGCGGTCACGAATAAGGCGCTCGCATTTAAGGAAAAGCAGGCCGAAACCGAGAAGAAAATAACGGATGCGGCTACTGCGGCGGTGGAGGCACCCGTTAAAAAGGCTATTGCGGAGGCCACGCTTACAGATCAGGGATTGCTAACGCCAGAACAGCGCGCCGTAGAAGATGCACGCAAGGCCACCGAGCAGCACCAGGCGGATGCGTTTGCCCTAGAGCAGAAGCGCTTCGTTGAATCTCAGCGTCACAATCGCGCCGAGGAAGGCTTGTCGGCGGCAAGGCTAGCCAAAGAGAAGGATGACGATAAGATTCTTTCTCCGGTAGAGGCGGCTACGCTTGGCGTTGCCTACGGAACCACCAAGCAGCAAGCCGCCAAGATGAATCTGCAACCGTCCACGGCGGCACAGAATACCGTTGCCGCCTATGCCGCACGTATCCGTAATGCCTCGGATGAATTGGATCGCCTCGACGTGAATATGTATGAGCGCAATGCGCCCAACTTCATGAACACGGCCAAGGGCCAGCAGTTCGATCAGGCGCAGCGCGATTTCATCAATGCCGTTCTACGGCGGGAGTCCGGGGCAGTCATCAATTCGGGCGAGTTCGATAACGCTTACAAGCAATACATCCCCAAGACGGGCGATTCGCCGGAAGTGCTCCAGCAGAAGAAAAATAATCGGGAATTGCAGTTCGCCGCATTCAAGCGAGCCTCTGGCAACGCATATCAGGACCCGGCAGAAACGATTAAGAAGGCCAATGCGGGAACAACCATTCGGGCGCGTGATCCACAAGGTAAACTCCATGAGGCTCCTGCCGGTACTCCCCTACCTCCCGGCTGGAAGGCGGAACCATAATGGCAGCATCCGCATGGACTCCCGTAGACGAATCCGCATGGAAGCCCGTTCCTGAATCTTCCCAAAAGGAACTCCCTGGCGTACCAGAGCAGGTGATGACCTCGATTCAGAACCAAGCCAAGGGGTTATTTGAAACCATCCACGGCATATTCGATCCGCGCGCGGCGGTTAAGCAGGGCGATGAAATGCTTGGGGCGCAGTTGCACGAGTGGGATCGAGCCAAAGAGAACTACGCCAAGGGTGACTATCTAGGGGCCGTGACGGGCGCACTCGGGGCCGCAGTGCCGATCATTGGGCCGCTGATTAACCGGACGGCGGATAAGTTGGCGACTCCAGGGCAACGCGCAGAAGGCGCAACGGATATCGCCCTGCCCTTCCTGTTGGGCAAAGCTGGACCCGCAGTAGGGGAAGCGGCTAGCGCCGTTGGAGACATTGCCAGTAGTGCGGCCAGTAAAGTAGCGGAGATGGCCACCAAGCCCTCTGTGGTTAAAGCGGCAGGAACCGCAGCGGGTGGAATCGCTGGGCATCTTGCCGGTGAGTCTCTAGGCATTCCCTATGCGGGCTATGCGGGAGCCTATATTGGTCGCAAGGTGGGGGCGGAATTATCCAAATCCATCGGCAAGGCCAAGGCCCCCATTCCGGAATCAGCGCCGGTAGAGGCCACGCCTCCGGATATTCCCGTCCCCGAAGGCGTTGATCCGAAAGTATGGGAAGCGCTCCCGCCTGCGATGCAGGAGCAATTGCGGCTCAAGACAAGCGGCGCATCTACTAGTTCGCGCAGTGCCCCCGCTCCCCAAGCCCCGCGCGATCCGAGCTACTACGGCGTAGGCTCTGAGCCCAACACGCCCGTGCGTCCTCCGCTTGCCGAGAAGCCCGCAGAGGCTCCTGCCAAGCCTGCCGAGAATGCTGATCTGACGGGCAAGCTAAACGATCTGCTGCGGAAAGAGAAGATCAAGGCGGGGCTAGATCCAGACCTCCCCCTAGGCGAAGTTAAAGGCGGGCGTTATCTCGCCAAGTTCGATGAAGGCGGCGGCGAGGCTCCGGTTATCCAATCGCAGCTTCGTAAGCCAACATCCACCAGCACGGAGCCCGCGAATCCATCGCTCATCGCTAAGGATATTGGCGAGAAGTTGGCGGGGCGCATCACCACGGAACAATTTGACAGTATGAGTAAGAATCCCAAGGCGCTCGCGGTCATCACGCGCCAGTACGGAATTGAGCCGGATGCGGCGTTAATCAAGATGATCCGGCGCAGGATTGCGGCCAAAAGTTCGGAAGTAACGGCACCCACGACGATCAGCATTGCCGACTTAATGAAAAGGTAGAATAGACCATGCGTAAACTGCTTGCCCTGCTGTTTCTTGCTTGCGTGCTAATAGCGCAGCCGCCGCCGGATCGCTACACGGCTTCCGCATCGACCACTGCATATACCATCCAAGCACCTGCCAGCAATGGACGCGCGATTGTGTTCGGCAGCGCCACAACCGCAGGCGCGTCTATCTATTGCGCATCGGCTCAGACGGTGACGCTTAAATGGAACGGGGCGGCAGCGACGGCAACCACGAGCGCCACGGAAAAGAAACTCCCCGGAACGCAGCAAGCCTCTGGCATGACGCTATGGACGGGCAGCAATGTGGGCACGGGCACCACGGGGCCTAGCTATGTGGTGGCGGCGGGCGGGACGCTCTTGCTGGATCTTTACAATTTCCGCTTGGCGGCAAACGGCACGGCCAGCAATCTCACCATATCAGCCGATGGGACCTGCACGATTACATTTTACTACTCGGCCACCTAGGAGGCATGATGAAGGCGCTTATTACGTTCGTTTTTGCAATTGCGCTTCAGGCGCAAGCTCCGTTACCATCATTCCCCGGCAGTGGCGGGGGCGGCGGAATCGGAGCGGTTACCTGCGGCGCAACCGACAAGACGATTTGCTACAACAATGCCGGGACGTTCGGGGGAGCCACCGGACTGCTATGGAATGCGGCGACCTCACAGTTATTCATTAAGCAAAATCCTGGGAGCGCAACGCCCAGCGTCGGGGGCGGACTGCCGGTGGCGCAAATTGCCATAGATACGGGTGCCAGCGATCCGATTTTTGGAATACGAGGCTCAAATGGCTACGTCCCAACCCTTCAGTCATATTCCGACAATGGCACTCTGGCGTCTCCGGCAGACGTGAACTCTGGGGATACGCTTCTAAAGGTAAACTCGTTTGGGTACAAGAATGGTGCTTTTCGTACGGGAAGTTCTATTGCTATACACGTGGCAGATACTCCCAGCACGAGCAGTTTTGCTTCTGATATTACCTTCACGGTCAGCAATCAAGATGGCTCCTCGGATACGCCGCTATCCCTTGATGGCATTAATACTGAGATCTCATACCCTCGGGTAATCATAGGGGCGCATCTCGATACCAATACCGCATGTTATAGCGCTGGGGGAACGTGCGGAGCTAACATTATAGGATCTTTTTCGGTGGCTGCGGCGTCTTCTACCGCTACTGTGAGCACGACTGCCGTAACGGCAGGGTCACAAATTTTCGTCCAGGAAGACTCTTCCTTGGGGGCCGTATTGGGAGTTACGTGCAACACGCAAAGCAGTCTTACGTTGGGGGCTGGTAGAGTTACTGCGCGAACGGCTGGGACGAGTTTCACATTTACGCTAGAGGCTGCGCCAACCACGAATCCAGCATGCTTCAGCTATTTCATTGTGAACTAACATGAAAACTCTATTCCTTCTGATCGCCGCTTCTCTCTATGCCGACGATGCCAAGCCGCCCGAGCCGCAGATCACTCCAGAGGAGCAGCACGATTGGCAGCGTGCGCGTGCGGATATGCTCGAATCCAAAGCATCCGCCGAGGCCGCAGCCAAGGCATATCAGGATAAGACCAACGAACTCGCGCGCAAGTGCGGGGATCGTCAGCTAGTCAAGAATGCTGCGGGTGATCCGGCATGCACCCCCAGGGCTCCCGAGAAGAAATGAAGCGCCTCCTCCTATTGCTGGCCTTGGCGTTCCCGGCATTTGCCGCACGCACTACCGTTACGGGCACGCTGCAACTGGCGAATGGTTCGTTCTGCTCGGGTACGCTCTCGATCAGCAATCCGCCCTTTACCAACTCGGATGGTTTTTTTGCAGGCGGATCATTCACCACGCCGATCAATGCCGCAACGGGCACGTTTAGCGTGTCGCTGGAGCCGGGGCCATACTATACAGTCACTTATGTAACTGCTCCGTCAGGATGCGCTCCGCCAACGGAGTTCTGGAGTGTTCCGGTATCAGCCACTCCTGTAGATGTTTCGAGCGTTCGTAGCGTGGCCCCTCCACCTCCCCTGCCGAATACCATTCCCTTGTCCTATATCACGCAGAGCGGGGCGACCACGGGGCAGTTTGCAAAGTGGGACGGGAATACGTGGGTACCAGCAACCGGCAGCGGAGGCGGCACGATCCCCAGCACAACCTCTGCATTAAGGGGAGACGGGGCGGGAAACGCGCTTGCGGTTACCGGAACCGGCTCTAATTGTGTGCATGTTGATGGAACCTCGGCGGCATGTTCCAGCGGGAGCGGAACCGTCACGGTAGTAGGGGCGGGAACCCTGATGAGCTCGGCTCTGGTTACGGGAGGAGGGGCGCAGGCCATCCAAACGCCAAGCTCCACGGCAACATTGAGCGCAGGGGGCGATCTCTCGACACCTGGAACCATATCGGCTGGGGTCGGCGGCACCGCCGCGGGAGCCATCGAGCTTACGCAGGGCACCGCTTATTCTCTAGGCACTACGAGCGTTGGAATTTATGCTCCCACTTCGGTTACGTCATATGCTTTCTTGCTTCCTTCCGCAGCCGGTACGGGCTTCATGCTGGGGACCAATGCGGCGAATGTGGATACGCTCAGCTTCGTGGGATTCACAGGCACGGGAAACGTGGTGCGCGACACGACACCAACGCTTATAACGCCGGTAATCGGCGCGGCCACGGGGACCAGCCTGGTACTCACGGGCGGAGTAACATCAGGCAGCGGTACGGGCGTGGCTGGAGTCATCGACCTGACGCAAGGCACACTTCCCGCGTCTTTCCCGGCAAATTCATTCTCGCTCTATGCCCCGACTTCCATTGGAACGTCCTATCAATGGAAAGTCCCAGCGGCGGATGCAGCAGGCGGCATCGTTAGCGATGGGGCGGGGGCGCTATCAATTAAAGGATTCAGCGGAACTGGAAACTTTTGCCTAGCTTCTGGATCGGCATGCAGCGGCAGCGGGGGAGGATTTACTCTGATTGAGGAGCATACGGCCTCGGGATCTGCAAGTCTCGACTTCTCGGCCTGTATTTCGAGCACCTACAACAATTACTATTTCATATTCGAGAACATCCTTCCCGCCACGGACGCGGCGAACCTTTATTGGCGCGCATCGACCAATGGGGGAATGTCCTATGATAGCGGAGCGAATTACGCTTGGACTACCTACGGATTCATTCCGGGGGCTGCTGGGGCTCCCCCTGGAGCCAATTCGGGAGCCACGTTTGCGCGCATAGCGGATGGATTGTCTAATGCATCCACTGGGGGACTCACCGGGGAACTCATTCTCGGAAATCCCCTAAGCGCAGCGAATTGGAAACGCATTACGGGGATGCTTGGCTATACGGCCAGCACTAACAGGATAGTAGGCATTCCGTCAAGTAGCGCCTATCAGAGCGCTACCGCCGTCAACGCTGTTCAATTCTTTATGTCCACCGGCAACGTGGCATCGGGAACCATTTATTGCTACGGGTTAAGCAAATGATACGAGCCTTGCTGCTATTGGTTTCCTGTTGGGGCCTTTCGGCCCAGCCCGCCCTATTCACCGCCCATGCGGATAACTCAAGGACGGGATATATCCACGACTCCTCAATCGTTCCGAGTCAGGTAGTGTCGGGCAGGTTTGGATTGGTGGGCTCATACCTCCTGGATGGGGATATTTTTGGGCAATCGCTATATCTTCCCGGTCCATCAGTTGCGGGATTGAGCCTCAACATTCTGATCGTAGTTACGATGCACTGCTCGATTTACGCACTCGATGCGGACCATTCAGGCGTTGTATTTTGGAGCCGCTTGGGAATATGCACGCCGAGAACCAGCTACCCGGATTCGGGGCCTTTGTTTTATGGGCGCGAAATAGGATGCCTGTCCGCTCCCGTGGCTGACATTGCAAACGGCTGGTTGTTTGCCGTTTGCCATACCTCGGTGCCGTCCCATATCCTCTATAAGTTAAACCTGCTGACAGGGGCCACTATCGCATCTACAACCATTAGCGGGCAGGTGGTCGGCACCGGAGACGTGGGACATGGAGACACTACCAGCGGAGCGAATCTGCTTTTCTATCCAGCCTTTGAGCTTCAGCGTTCGGCCTTGACACTTGCCAATAACAGGGTGTATATCACCTTCGCCTCTTATGCCGATGCCAGACCGTGGCATGGATGGGCCTTTGCGTATGACGAGTCCCTGAATCAGACGGCGATCCTGTGCACGTCTCCGAATGATTGGGGGGCGGGACTATGGGGATCTAGCGGAGGTTTAAGTGTAGACGGAAGCGGAAATCTATACATGCTCACCGGGAACGGGGCATACAACGGCACAACGGCGTTCAGTTTTAGCATTATAAAGCTGAGTTCGACGCTGGCGATTGTGGACTGGTACGCTCCCACCGATGCTACAATCGCAACCCTGAATGCGAATGACTCAGACTTTTCGAGCGGTCGCGCCATGCTTATACCGGGCACGACGTGGGTGGTGGGTGGGGCCAAGGACTTCAATGTATATGCAGTAGATACGACCTGCATGGGACACCAGCAGGGGAGCGGTAGCGGATGCCCCGCAGCGCAAGTCTTCCCAACGAATGCCGGTGGCGTGCTGGGTGATCGATCTGGCATCTATGGGGGCGCGTTTTATAACAATCACGCCTTCTTTCCGAACGTCGCCGGGAAGATTTATCGATTCGATCTGAGCGGAACGACATTTAATCAAACTCCGACCACCAGCACCAACAGCTATGCCTTTCCAGGGGCGCAGCTATCGATTTCTGGCGACGGCACTGATGCTGGGGGAATCCTGTGGGCCGTAACCGTGCCGACGAGCGCGGTGGTAACTCCCACGGTCGGGGTCATAAGGGCCTTTGATATGAGCCTTAATGAAATCATGAGCGCCCCTCTCGGAACGATTTCTAAATTTTCCGTTGCGGTAATAGCGAACAAGAAGGCATACATATCCACGTTGGATCATAAGATTCAGGTATATGCCGTGCTGAACTCTTCGCAGAGTGGGGGCGCAATGACGCTTAGAGGGAATGGTGGCTTAAGATGAAGATGAAAAACGTATTCGCCCTGTTTTTCGCAGTTGTGGTCTCGGCGTTCTCGCAAGCGCCACTGCCTTCCTTCTCTGGCAGCGGCGGCGGCGGCGGAACTCCTGGAGGGTCTACCACCCAATGCCAATACAATAACGCGGGAGTCTTTGGAGGCATCACAGGTTGCACCACTAACGGCACCGCCGTAACCCTCGTGGCTCCGGTTCTAGGAACCCCTGCCAGTGGCGATGCCTCTAATCTGACCAATATCCCGGTGGCGAGCGCCAAGGCTGGATCATTGCTCCCGCTAGCTAACCTGCTGCTTCCTTCGGTATGTAGCGGGAGGCTAACCACCGAAACGGGCGTAGCCGTATCCACGTCTGATCGCACGGCGCAGGGAACGATTTATTACACGCCCTATCTCGGGTCTACGATATCGCTCTATAGTGGCAGCGCATGGGCTGCATATTCATTCTCTGAATTGTCCCTGGCCCTTTCGGTTACATCAGGGAAAAACTATGATGTGTTCGTTTTCAATAACTCCGGGACGCTAACCCTGGAGCTTTCCGCAGCATGGACGAGTGACAACGTGCGGGCCGATGCGCTAACAACCCAGGACGGCGTATATGTCAAGAGCGGGGCGACCACCCGGCGCTACATAGGGACAATCCGCGCCAGCGGGACGAATGTAACGGCGGATAGCGGAGGGGCGACGGGAACTACGCAGGTTGGCGGTCAGAGGTTTGTATGGAGCTATTGTAATCGCGTAAATCGATCCCTGTCGGTGATCGACACGGTAGATAATTTCAATTACTCCACGAATACCTGGCAGCAGTTCAATGGAGCCGCTGGGAATAAGGTTGAATTTGTGATCGGCCAACCCGAGGATTCGGTTTGGGCGATGGATGAGAGCGTAGTGACGGTAGCCAGCGGCGTTGGCTATATGGGCATTGGGGTGGATTCAACCAGTTCCCCCGCTGGCAGCGTGAGAGTGTTTAATTTCGCGACGGGCGGTCCCGGGGTTCCTACTGTTGGATTCTATAGTGGAAATTTTACTACTGCCGGATATCACTTCCTAGCTTGGTTACAGAAGGGATCGGGAAGCGGCACTACTACTTGGTATGGGGATTCCGGAGCCGATGGAACGCAGGCCGGAATGCAGGCGACGATTCGGAACTAATATGAAACTCCTGCTCCTTCTCACCTTCTCCATCGCGGCCTTCGGGCAAACCTGCTCACTTACCGCGACAAGCGCAACTGGAACAGTATGCCTACAGGGTCCCAAGGGAGACAAGGGCGATACCGGAGCTACCGGCGCAACCGGGGCGCAAGGGCCTCCCGGTCCAGCGGGCGCGGGTATCTCCACGATCACCGTGGCGAATGGAGTAACCACGATCACGGGGCCGTTAGTGGTTACGGGAAGCATATCAACTGGCGCTCCCGCTTCGCCTACGGTGTGGCAGATCACCCGCTCCGATGGTCAGCCATGCACGGTGAAGTTCTCGCCCACGAATCCAGCGTCTAACACCACTTCGATGGTGATTACCTGCCCATGAGGATCGCTCTCTTTCTCGCCGCTCTATCGCTTCAGGGAGCCACGTACTACGTGTCTAGCACCGGGAACGATAGCAACCCCGGCTCTATCGGCTCTCCGTGGCTCACGTTTAACAAGGCGGCGCAGACGGTGGCGACAGGCGACACAATCATCATCGTAGCCAACGGATCGCGGGTGACCTGCGATGCTACGCTCCCGGCTACGGTAACCAACATTACCGTGCAATCTTCGGCGCTCGCGTCTCTTCCTGCCGTGGGTTATCGCGTCAATCCGGCTACGGATTCGGCCAACTTCGGAAAGTGTCAGTTCTCGGGAACGGGGATTATCGCCTCGGGCGAGGCGCACGGATTCAACCAGGGCAACACCTATCAGCAAGCCTCGGTGAACCTGGCAACGAATACGTTCACGGTGACCGGCCCCGGATGGACGCCTAACGGCTTGACCGTGGCCAACGGAACGCAGATCGAATGCGAGCTTTACAATGAGTTCGGCGTACCCAATGCGATGCCCACTAGCACGGCTTGTCCCACTCCCCTGGTGGCTCTTCAGCACTACTGGATCATCAATTGCAGTTCTTGTGGCAGCAACGGTGGGACATTCCAGCTAGCATTAACCGCTGGCGGATCAGCCATCGACATCACGGCCTGCGATTCGGACTGTGCGACCTATGTTACCTATGGCTTGCCGATGCAGTGCAATGCAACGGCGGATACAGTTACGGCACCAGACACGCTAGGGGCGGTTTACGTCAACAGTGCCCCCATTACGTTCGGATCAGGAGGACTGCGCCTCGCATCCTCCCTGTGCGCTCCATTAGCGCAGGACACGATCTATTACGTCAAGAATCTCAGCGGCAACGGCTTTCAGGTATCAGCTACTCCGGGAGGAGCCGCCATCGATTTAACCAATGTCGGAACCGGGATGCAGACGTTCTCCAATCAGCTTGTCCCGCACGGCTGGAAGTTCAGCGGCATTGAGTTCGCCCCGACTACCGGCAACTTCATGAGCAATGTACTGATCTTCGGCGGCGGCAAGGAAACCAGCCCGCTATCGATGCCCGACAGCATGGAGCTTGACCGCGTATGGATACACGATTTCTCGCAGTCTGAGAACGGGCCGAATCGCGGCGTCGCCGAGAACGGGACGAACTTCTACATGCACGATAGCTGGTGCGACGGGATGAAATCGACCGGCGAGGCGCAGTGCATCGCAGGGTGGGGGAGCTACGGACCAACGCGGATCATCAACAATTTCCTTGAAGGCTCTGGAGAGAACGTCCTTTACGGCGGTTCTATTTCTCCCTATTATCCGCTCTCGAATCAGAACAAGACCATCACGGGGAACTACTTCTACAAGCCCTACATCTGGAAGTGGACTTCGGGCGCTTATGGCAACGCCTCGGGCGCTTGCCTGTCGGATGCGGCCAACTCTCCCGATCCGCGTCACCGGGGCGGCGAGTATATGTTCGATACGGTCAATTCCCAAGGCTGGCTCTGTGTCTCTGGCACATGGACAATGACCGGAACTACGCCCACGCATTACCCGGTCAAGAATCTCCTGGAATGCAAAAACTGTCGAAACATGACCGTTACCGGCAACGTATTCGAGGGGAACTGGACGGACGGGCAAGCCGGGAACGCTTTCGCGTTCGGACAGCGCACCGATAGCGGTCCTGGGGATGCATTGGACCACTTCAGCATCGCAAACAACAAGATCACCAAGGCGTATCGCGTGTTCTCCTGGGGATCGATCTGCACGGGGACCAGCACGGGAAACACGCCCTGCGTCAACGGCGTCACGAACAACCTCAGTGTAAGGAACAACCTGGCGGTATTGGGCGGGCCTGCCTACTGTACCGTCCTATTCACGAGCGTGGGATGCGGGTTTAATATGTGGAACCACCTATGGTCAGGGCGGGCAACGCTCCAGAACACCTGGGACCACAACACGGTGGTGCAGACCGATGGGCCTACCGGATCACCCTACACGCCTCAGAGTTTCCTCTATGACACGCTGATGACGGCCACGCTGCACAACCTGGATACGTTCACCAACTCCATCGACGGGTATGATTTCTTCGGCCAGCGCAGCTACTTTTCTACCAACTTCACCAATACCACCTGGAACCGCATGGCGCTCAAGGGCGCGGTGGGCGACTATACCACCGGGGGCGCGGGCACCGGCAACACGATGACCAATACGAGCCTCCCGGCGAACAACGCCGCGATTGGTTTCGTCAACACGTCCACAGGGGATTACCGGCTAGCCCCTACGAGCCCCTATAGCGCGTCGTGCTCCTCGGGGTGCGCGTTCACGTCCTCCGATGGTACGGACCTCGGGGCGGACGTGGAGGCCATCAATGCGGCTATCTCTGGAGCCGTAGCGGGCACACCTACGTGGGCAGTCCAGGAAAGCTTTACGATCACACCCGGCTCTACGAGTGCGGTAGCTACCTACACCCGCCCCGGATCAACCGCGTGCAGCATGACGCTCTATAACGCGCCAGCGCGGACCACGGCGAACGAGAATGCCGATACCAATACCAGCGGCAAGAAACTGGATACGCGCACGGGGAATACGGTGGTTGGATCGAACGTCACGTTCAACCTGGGATTCAATAGCCCCCTAACTCCCGCGACCACCTACTACTACAAGCTTTCCTGCGTAGCGGCGGATATGTCCACGTGGCTCTTGGCGGGGGATAGCTTCACGACGCTGGGATCTTCGGGCGTCAGCACGCGCATCTCTGGAGCCGTCACAATCTCAGGAAGGGCCGTAATCCATTGATATGACGCAGCCCTCGCTGCCGCCCACCACGACGGCACAGCAGGACATTACCACTGCGGGGCAGCGCAAGGTCAATCTCATTTGGGAATATACGCAGGCGTCCGTAGCCGTAATGGTGGTGGGTGCCAACATTATCGTGTGGGTAAGTGCTAGCCTTTTAGGAAAAGAAGTCAAGATACCAGAGGGACTTACGAACGCCATGTTCCTCATCGTGGGGTTTTACTTTAGCCGAACGAACCATGCAGCCATTGGGGGGATCGGGAAGAAGCCAGAGTCGGATTACACGGGAAGATAGGGAGCAACCATAGATGGCGCAGACTCAACTGATGGGCGGGAAGCTGGGGTACCTGGATTGGTCGAATTGGCTCTATGGTCTTTTTTCCGGCGCGATCAGCGGCGGGGCCAATTCCGTTTACGCCGGATTCGGCAGCATCCTGGTAGACTCCAAGGACTTCAATATTTATGATCGCAAGCTATACATCCTCATGGCGATCACGTTCGCACTGAGCGCTCTCATGGCAACCATGCAATACCTGCACAATAAGCCACTTCCTGCGCTGGTGCAAACGGAGACTACCACCAAGCGCGTCGAGGTAGAAGCTACCGAGAGCAAGCCGATCCCGCCGCCTCCGGTGGTTACTACCACGATTAAGGAAACTAAAGTAGAACCGGTTGTTACGCCGCCAAAAGAATGAACCTCTTCTACGTGGTCAAGGTGGGCTCGGAGTGGGCCGTCATGGAGATGACCGGCGAAGAGATGAAGAATCGCCTTATGAACGAGCCGGGACTGCTGGGCAATCTCGATAAGATGCCGTTTCGGAAACGCGCGCAGGCGGAAACGCGGCGCGATCAGTTGAACAAGTTGCCGAAGGGAGAATAGCCATGGTCGATTACACGCAGAATCCGCCGATGACACAGAAGAATCATCCTCCCAAGGAGCGGCAAAAGTCCGTCTATCGTGAGGAAAACGGCGATCTGTACGATTGCATCATCCACCAGGTAGATATACCAGGACCGAATGGGGAGCCCGGGCATAGTCCGGACGGTAAGTACTACACGGTTTCGGTAAGTATTCTCTATCCCGGAAATTGGCCTCACCCCGGAAAAGTGATCCGCTGCGGACACGTCTATTGGGTTGATTTGGGACTAGTTACCGAGGATCCTTGTCCTCCGCCTTGGCCTGGTTAAATAATGTGGCCCCCTGGATGCCGCAAATACGCTATATATGAGTACAACTCCGCAGAAAATGCTAGCTGACCACGACCCGAATCAGACGATACTTCAGCAGGTCGTGGGTGGCTTTCTTGCGCTCGTCGCCGCCTTGTCCGCCTGGATCGCCAAGCTGAAGCGCGAGAAGGGCTTATCAGAGCGCGAGATACGCCGGATCATTCGGGATGAAGTGGCTGCGGAGATTGCGTGGAGGTTTGGGAAGCCCTAGCGTTCTGCTCCAAGCGCGCAATCTACGTGATCTCTTAAGAACTCGAAGGCCGTCTTGTTCCAGCGCGCATCGTGAAGCGCGTTGTGCTCCGTGGAAGCCTGCTTAGGAAGTGTAGGATTGCCTAGCTGATCGCAGTATTGCTTTAGATCGCGGCAATACATCGGCCAGCCTTTCGGAAGATCCATCATCGTGCCGAATATTTGCGCGAAAACCACCCAATCATAATCGGCGTAGTATCCCCAGAACTCAGGCGCATCATCGCCTTGGACGAATTGCGTAATGGCCCTCTTGACCTCATCCCGATCTACTGAATAGGGATGCCCAAGAAGATGCGGTAGAACGTTAGCCTTGACCCAATCATTAGCCAAGCCAGAGGGAAATCCATCAAGCTCCAAATATAATTCTCTCCCGTCCTCAGCCACGATCCCGATGCTGACAAGCTGGATCGGATACGCAGGCCCATTCTCAAGAAACTCAGTATCGATGAAATATTTCATGCTTCTTTCCCTCCATCCAATTCCATGCGATAAGTATCGCCGTCCATGCCGCATTGCACGCTACCGCCACGGTAACGTAATTCCACCCGCGCTGCGATCCCGCTACGAGCACGGCGGCGAACCATATCAAGATAAGGCTCTTTCGCCAGTCGATTAACGCCAGGGGGGGGGCTAGCCCCATGCAAAGCGCTGTAGAATACAGCCGCGTGTAATACATCGCGGAAGGGTAGTTGGGCCATGCCGCAACCACCATTAGCATCAGGACCGCCGCGACGAACAGTCCGAGCGCCAGCGCCTCGGTGACCGCCCTGCGGCCTCGCGGAAGTTCGCTTACCAGCCACAACGCGCTAAAGATCGCCAGCGACACTTCGCCCCACATGCCCCAATGCGTGCTGTTCTGGAGCGCGGCAGCTATCGCCATCACAATCAGGTAGCAGCGGAAGAACGGCTGCGGGGTTCGATAGGCCAGTAGGCACATCAATGCGATGTTCACCCCCGTAAGGGCCTTGTAGGCTACCATAGGGCTGGAGGCTCTACCATGTTTCCTGCGGCCTTGATTAACCTCGTCATAGCGTTGGTGGTTGTAGGAATCCTGCTATGGGCGCTCTCGCAGTTCAGCATCGATCCATTCATCAGCAAGGTGATCCGCGTCATCATCGTGGTGGTCGTAAGCCTATGGGCGGTGTTCGTCATCGCTGGCATGTTCGGCTACAACGGACCGATATTTGCGCCACGGTTGCGTTAGGGAAACATCCAGTGAAGCAGGAAGATCCAGCATAAATACACTGGAATCCATTCTGCCCAAATAGCGCCAAGCCTCATGGCTCATCGCTAATCCTTCTGCCACGCCGCTACGAGCATCGCAAACCACGCGCGGATGCCCGATGGCTGCGGCTCTGGCGGATGCTCAGAACGCCTGCGTAGCTGCTTCCAGAGCGTGAGTCGGTTGCTGTAGCTGCATTCGTAGATTCTCATGATAGCTTCGCCATTCTTGCCAATGCTAGGAGCGTAGCTAGATTGATCCGATGCGGTTCGCCACCGTCCTTTACAAGAATCACCACATACTCCTGATAGCGATTCGCTATGGCATGCTCGCGTATCGATTCGCCACAGGCGTTATCTAAATGATCTCCGATCACGTGAGCCCTTATGCCCTGCTCATCAGGCTCATGCATATCAGGGCGACATTCCGCCAAGTATTTCTTGAGCGCTTCCAATTCTTTACGCATGCTCCCCCTTCGGATTATGCCGCCCACTTGCCGGGGCGGCGTCGGCTTCCTTCACTCTGCGGGACGGCTTTGCAACGGAAACTTATACTGAGCTAGCCTTGCGAGCGTCTACCAGATCCTTAAGCTCGCCTAGAAGTGCCTGCCATGCATCTCCAGAGAGCGCCAGTGCATCCTCGATGGTTTCTGCTCCGTGAATGCCTAGGCAATTGGCGAACGCCCTAGCGCCGATTACTTCGCTGGCGGCTTCGAGCACCTTGATATTCTCATCGCGCAGTTTCAGACGATTGCGCTCCGCCCCGAGCACTGCCCATATGGAACGTGCGTGCGCTTCGGTCTGTATTTCGTTCGCATGGGCATAGCCCTTGCTTTGCAGCACGGACTTATAGATATCATCCGTGCCGGTATATGAGCGGATCTCGTCTTTCAGCGCCTTCCAGTCCTTCAGCTTCTCCAGCCGGATGATGCCGTGAGCGCCCGACTTGCCCTTGTTTCCATCGATGGGCTTGATCGCATCTCTCGCCTCGGCATCCTTCACGGCCTGCCGTCGCTCAATATCGGATATCTGCGGCGGCTTATCCAACTCGTCGGCAAGCTCGCGTATCGTGGCATCGGGCACGGTGGATACAGGGGGGAGCTTCTTATCTGAGACGTAGGGCTCCAGATTCTTCGATGCGAGATATTGGGCCTGCGCTTCCTTGCTCCCGATGGTTTCCAGTTCCGTCTCGTCTAGCATCCCAAGGCCGCAGATGGACAGCGTTACTCGGCGCTTCGCTTTCGTCTCACACTTCATAATGGCGTTTGCGCGCTCTACGGGCGATCCGGGGAGGGGCAAGGCCCCCAAGCTTTCATCCTGCCTGCCTTTGGCATCCGTGGCTCGCGCAGTGACCACGTAGACACCATCTATAGTCTCGCGGCTGACGATGTTGATACTGACGCCGTGGATCTTGCGAAGCTGGTCGGTCGCATCCTTTTTGGCGTAGAGCAGCGTCTTGCCCTGAAGCGTCAGGTACTCGAAGGGGCGAGTCATGGGATTCAGCCCGAGACTGGCGCACATATTGCGGTAGTAGTCCATGCGCTGATCTGGCGTCAGTTTGCCGATATCGCCCTGAACGAGCACGCGCTCGATTTCTTCAGCGAGAGGCTGCGGGGCAGTTAGGGACGTGCTCATGCACACCACCGCTCGAAATCGATATCTTTCGTCTTTAGGGCCGCTGCGGCAAGCGCGCTGCATTCATGGTTGGCCCACGCCACGTGCTTAAGAACGTCCTCGTATAGATCGTCCTCTTTGGAATGTGCCGCCTCTGGATCTCCAGCGAGGCGAGAGATTTGGTTCACGCGATCAATCACTTCATCTAGCGTCATTCGTTCCTCCAAAAGAAGGCCCCGGAATGGCAGTACCGGAGCCCTTAGCGGTATCCTCGGCCACATAAGCCACGAGTTCCAGCAAATCGTTGGGATACAAGATCAGCACATCCAGCATCGCTTCCGTCTCGCGCTCGTAATCGTCGTTGGTCATCGTAGCCCCAATTGCGCGAATGTATGCAACCGCGCGGCCATCTTCTCGGAGTTCGCCGCTAGCTCGTTGCAGACAGAACGAAGCTCCAAGTCTGAGTCTTGTAGGGTTTTGGTGGCCTTCATCAGCCGATCATTTGCCGATTTAAGCTCGGCATCGGCAGCCAGTAGATCATTTTCGCCTTTGAGAAGATTCCTAATTGTATGGGTCTGGTCATTGATGATATAGGTCTGCCCAGCCAAGGCCGCGATCATTAACACGCCCGGAAAAATGAGACGCATCAGCACCCCTCCTGCATATCCATAGCCATATCAGCCGCGTCGAAGCGCCCTTCGTCCTCTAAACAAGCGGCACAGACAACCTCATCGTCGCAATAATCCGTATCGCGCTCGCGCTGGCCGCCTCCCTTGATGATGTAACCATCGCCACAGCCGCCGCCGCACTCTGAGCAGCGGAGCGGTCTATCTGAGAATTGAAGTTCGGTTGCCATACCCAAGACTAAACCCTTTCCGGATTCATGTCAACAATTATTCTTGACAACAACGAAAAAAGGTTCATACTGAATCCATGAGCAAACCAAAGCGCGGGAGACCGCCAGCCGTAACGTGTTGCCCGTACTGCAAGGTCAAGGTGAACGGATCCGCTAAATTTCGGGAGCATTTGCCGCGATGCCCGAAGCGCAAGGTGGCCGCATGAATCCCAAATTTATCACCGCAATCCATTACGAAGGCCGCATCCTCATGATCGCCGAGACGGGCGACGTGTACGAGCTAGACATGCACGGCAGATCCGTGCCGACATGGAGCTTGCTGGCCTATTCGCCCTGGCCGGATAATTCCAGGGAGCCCGCATGATCGGCACCGTCATCGGCCTAGCGCTCATCGCCCTAGCACTCATTGTGGCCGTGCAGAGCCATCGGGATAAGCTGCGGTGAAGCTCAAACTGACAGAGGCGCAGGTTACGCAAGCCTGCATTCAATGGCTTAGGCTGAAGGGCTATACCTGCATCCGCCTGCAATCCGGCCTCGTGAATCTGCCGGGTGATCGCAAGATGCGCGTAGGGACGCCGGGGCTCCCCGATTGGGTAGTCGTGAATGGGCGAAATTGCTTCTTTCTGGAGCTTAAGGCTACCGGCAAGCAGCCCAACACGAATCAGGATCTATGGATGTTCTTAGCTGGAGAGCGAGGCATTCTTTGCCTATGGGCTGACTCGCTTGAGATGCTGCAAGCCAAGATGAAGGAGATGCATGGTGACGCCGCAGCGCCTTACGCCTGCCGAATTATTGCAAATCGCTGAGTCGATAGAGTATCGAGCGGCATGCTCACGGGAGGCCGACGAGTTACGCGCTCACGCGGCTTATCTTGAGTGGGTCCACGTTCACCGTCTATGCGTAGACGCAGGATGCGAATCCAGTATCCTCCGCGAAAGGAAAGCCTGATGAAAAACTGGACAGGTGAAGAAATACCATCGCAGGCAACCGTTCTGGGCTATCTGTGCGGCGCGTGCCGTCAGTACACCACGGCAATAGCTGGCGACAAATGCGTGGGGTGTTCCAAGGCCGATGCAGCACTGGCTCAGATCACCGCACTACGGGAGGCGCTGCGTTTATCTAAAGCGGCGAACGAATCGGCCTTGGGCGCATTCGAGCATGCATGGGCTATCGATTGGAACGATCTATCGAGGGCTATAGAAACGGCTGACCGCGCCCTCGCCGCTGCGCCCGCTACGAAACAGGAGCCCGAAAAATGAGGCTTGGTCAAATCCTGAAGCGTTGGCGAGTGATGAGCGAATTGAATCTCAGGACCGCCGCGAAGATGATGGGCACCAGCACGGCAACGCTGTCCCGCATCGAGCGTGGCGAGAATCCAGATGGCAAGACGCTGGCTGCAATCCTTCGCTGGATACTGTCCGACTGGAAGCCACCCAAGGACGCTGCGAAACAGGAGGTAGGGGAATGAGCCAAGCATATGACGATGTAGAACCATCCGCAGATAGGCTGCTATTGGTGTGCCGCAACCAACGGGCGGAACTGGGGCAGATGGTGCGGAAACTCCAGGCCGAGGTAGAGCAGCTACGGCGCGAAAATATCTGCGATGCTTGCTGTGGCAAAGGCAACCCTGGGACGGGCAAGCCTTGCGTGTGCGGCGGCACTGGCATGGCATCGCGGCAGGCTGCTGGATTCCGCGAGTCTATCAACGAACTGCATGGGCTGCGGGAACAGGCAGAGCGTGATGCTGCGAACCTACGCCAGCGATGCGAGGCGCTGGAGGCGGACAAGGTTCGGCTGGATTTTATCGAGCACTCAAAGGATGAGGTAGCGTGGCGCAACAAGTCGTGGGCTGTGTTGGCCGGTGAGCCGAGCCTGCAATGCCTGCCTGTCGATCCAAAGGGTAAACCCTACGGCACATTCGCCACGCTCCGCGAAGCCCTAGACGCCGCAATCTCCGCACAACCGCACGCTGGATGCAACGGCGGGGAGGCAAGCAAAGATTGACGATGGACGCCCCATACCAATCGCATAGCGATACATCCAAGGAAGCTGCGGAATGGATCGAGCCCAAAAAGCTAACCCTGCGCCGTAAGGTATTGGAATATATGCGTAAAGTAACGCGAGCCACCGATGAGCAAATCCAAGATGCGCTTGAAATGAATCCATCGACTGAGCGGCCACGGCGCATTGAACTGGTTGATTCCGGACACGTTAAGGATTCTGGTGCTACTGCGCTAACCAAGAGCGGGCGGCGTGCAGTTCTGTGGGAAATAAACGAACCGAAGCAGGGAAATCTGTGGTGATGCAGAAAAAGTGCGGATGGATGGATTATTTTAGGCCGAGGCGTGATATTCTATGGACGTAGCATACAAAGCTTTTGGGGCAGCGTGCGCGAACACCTGCCCCGGTCCTTCGCGGGGCGCATGCGCATATTTACTCATCGCCGCTGTAGCGGCATCCAACCAAACCCGCAGAAGAACTCCGCTGTACTTCGCCTGGAGCCTAGAGCGATCCCGCGAGGCTGGCCCTTCCTGATTACAGCGGTAGATATCCAATCGAGGGCTGACGAGTTGAGTTTTGAGGTAAGCAGGAAACCCAACCCCTGACGGGGAGCGCTGGGCCACCTGCTCTGGAAGTGCAGGTTAAAGAGCCTGAGGGATGCGGCGGATATGGGGAGCCGTAGACCAGAACCTGCAAACCTTAGATTCTTTTGTGTATTCTGCTAAATGCAGCAGGGGTTTTTACAAGACCCCATGGAGAGATTTTTTTGTACTGAAGTAGCCGCGCTCGGTGCTGGGAGGAAAGAATGCCGCAAATAGACCCGCAATGGTTTGACGAATTTTGGCAGCTTTACCCTCGAAGGGTAGCCAAGCGCGCTGCGCTCAAGGCTTGGTTCAAGCTGGATTGGACTGAAGCCCTTCAGGAGCAGATCATGGCGGGGCTGAGGGCGCAATTGCCTGAATTGCTAAAAACTTACAAGCGCGACCGGTCGATGGTGCCGCATCCGGCAACGTGGCTGAATGGCCGCAGGTTCGAGGATGAAGCCAGCGTCCGTACAGCGTCCGTACAGCGCGTCATTGCCTGCGAGAAGTGCGCCGATACTGGCGTGGTGCTTGTTTCAGGGAATGTGGAATGGATCGGACAAGATGTGCTGATCGACTTGGCCTGCTGCGACTGTGCCGCTGGTAATCTTCCCGGCGTTCTCGCTGGCGTGGAGGAAGGCGTATGAGCTACCTGGCCGCGCAAATCGTGATGGAGGTAGCCCAAATGCGCTATAACGCCTTCAGAAAGAAGCAGAAGCAGGCGCGCAAGGATTCCGAGCGCCACAAGCGAACGAACGCTCAAATCGCGCGGAAGGTGGCAAAGCGCAAGATCGAGCGTTACGCCGATAAGCCGTGGAACCGGCTGGTGCCTGAGAGCGAGATGAAGCTGTTCCTATGCGAGAGCGTGAGGAAGCGCCTATATGCGCTGGAAGATGCTGAATATGAAAGGAAATACGGCAATGGCTGAAAGATTCGATGTACCCACCAAGTATTGCAGCAAGGGCCATGTGATTCAGTTGAATGGCGGCTACGATGTCAACGGCGCGGAGATCAAGAATCCCCGGATTGCGTGCGAAGAATGCGCGATTGAGGCAGGCGGCGGGGAAACGCTCGAAGGCATGCGGCATCGCGCCGTGCGCGGCAAGAAGCTCGAAGAGCTGGGGCAGGAGAGCTTTCTGCAAAAAGTTCCTGCGAAATTCATCGACTAATCAGTTAGACTGTGGAGGACAAAGGAGAATCAACATGGAAGATGTCCTGGGACGGTTTTATCTCGAAGCATCCGAGACAACGCGCGCTTGCGAGCTAAACCAGCAGCAGTATGATGGCTATACTCCGGATCAACTGCGGACAGAGCTTGAAGCGATTGCATCGAAGCAGGTTAAGGAATGGGATGCGTTCAGTTCGCCCTTCGTTCCGGATTCGCCCACGGTCGATGGAATCCGTAAGATTGTCGACAATTGCGTAACCTGCCTTGCGAAGTTCCGCGCCGCAGTCAACCCGGTTCTGCCGGACTGGCCGAGAGAAAGCGGCGGCAAGTGAGCTTCCTCAGCGTTCTCAAGAAAATAGGTTCAGTCGCTATCGGCATCGAGCATATCGCGGTGCCCATCATCAGCGCGGCTGATCCTGCCGTTGCGCCATTCCTGGCCAAGCTCGACGGGTGGTTGGCGCGCACACAAACGGCGGTTCAATCGGCAGAGCTTACGTTCACCGATGCCAAGGCGGGTGGGCTGAAGCAATCCGCCGTGATTCAGGATTTCGAGAACGGCCTACAAACGGCGCAGGATGCGCTGGCGGTAATGGGAAAGACGATCCAGTACGATAAAGCCTTGTACGAGAAGGTGATCGCGGATTTCGTTACGGCCTATTCGGATGCGGCGGCATTCAAGGCGGCATGGAAGATTGTGGATTTACCGCCCGCGCAATGAGCGATCTTATCTCGCGGATAACAAACGCAATATTCCGGCAGGAAGGTGAATCGTCCACGATGCCAAATCCTGGGAATTTGCGCGATGCGCCATGGTTTCCAAAGGGGCTGCAAGGAAGGCGTTACTACCCGGTTGATCCAAATACGGCCAATATCGTCCCCGAGTTTCTGAAGTATTCCAGCAGTGGCGGATTCTGGGTGCCCCGTAGCAGGGCCGAGGGCATCGCAGGCGCGGCTCACGTGGTGGCGCTGCATATTGCCAAGGGGGAGAGCTTGCGAGAGCTTATCTCCAGCTGGGCCCCACCGAGTGAGAATCAAACTGAAATTTACATCAAGAATGTTGCCGCATGGGCTGGTATTCCAAATACAAATCTACCCCTATGGTGTTACATCGAAAACGATGGCCCTTCGCAAACTTCCTAATCAAGCAGGCCGCAGATACGGACGGCTGACAGTTATCGCGCCCGCTCCTAAGCGCGGGTATGACTACATGTGGAAATGCTTATGCGATTGCGGCGAAACTCGCATTGTCATTGAATCCAATCTAGTTAGGGGCCATACGCAATCCTGTGGATGCGCCACCAAGGAATCCATAATCTCAAGATCGACTACCCACGGTCTGTCCAAGCTTCCAGAATATCGCGTGTGGAAGCGCATGAAGCGGCGTTGTTTCGAAGCAAATCACATCGCCTATAAGCATTACGGAGGGCGTGGCATTACGATGCATCCCGAATGGGTTACATCGTTTCCGACGTTCTTCTATGAACTTGGCCCCAGACCCACGCCCAAACATGAGATTGAGCGTATCGACAACGAAGGCAATTATGGGCCGGGGAACTGCAAGTGGGCCACTCACCAAGAGCAGATGCTCAACACTCGCAGGAGTAAAAAGAATCGTATCCCGGTTTAGGATGCCCGCTTTGGTGCCTAGCGCGCGATTCTAGGGCTTGTAGGCCCACTGCCGATCCTCGCAGCAGGAAGGGCATTCGCAATGGCGCGTACAGCGCATAAAGCGCAAGCAGATTAAGCCGTTGCATGTCTCATCATTCGGGCAATCCGAAGGCGAGAAGTTAACATCATCGATGAAATCTTCAAGATCGCTCATCGCGCTACCGCCACGCTCGTTTGAAGCAAGCCAGGATCAGGAGGAAGGCGGCGAGGATGAGGCAGCAAGCGGCGAAGGTCATGCGCGAACCTCCCGCGAGGCTTCATATTCGGCCTGATCTTGTATTTCCTGGCCGTCTCCGGTGTCGCCACGCTCCCTACATACGCGTCCATGGAGTTCCTGCAAGACATCCTGCAGGTGGGCGCGTGTGGCCCCTATTGAGCGGTCGCTATGCACTGCGTGAAGTTCCGTAAGTAGGCGTAGATACAGCCAGTAGTCATTCATGCACTTTTCCCCTTCTCGCTCGTGGCGTATTTCTTGGGCAACTGCTTGCCTAGCCTACAGTTGCAAGCTGGACAGCACTTCGGGCATTCGACGCGCGGGACCCAGGAGTAGGCGCAGCGGGGGCACTGCATTACATCACGCTCCCTTGACTCGGCAGCACTTCTACTGCTTCCCACTTCGCATCGATCAGCGTGGGAGATTCACGATCCAGCAGCAGCGCTTGCGCCCATGCCTGCTCTTTACTGTCGGCAATCCATGCCTGAGTCTCGGGACCCGTGACCGGATTGGATGTTCCGGGCTCAAGCTTGCTCATCGTCAAGAATCTATCGGTGCCCTTGAGCCGAACTGCGAAGTAAGCCATTGTGTTTGCCATGTGTGCCTCCCTAAGCTGCTAGATCGAAGTTCCCGACATCGCCAACGTGGCCAGCGCCACAAGAACGCAAGCCCCGAAGATAATCAATATCGCCATTCCCGCTGCGTCTTTTTGTGTTTTGCTCATACACTCACTCTACATCATCATGATGATGAGTGCAAGAGAATAATGCTATTCCCGCAAAGATTTGTTGAACAGAAGGCGAAAGTCAAGGAAAAACGCTACAAATGTTGATTTTCTGATAAAGTAGCCTCAAGTAGCTATGAATCATCAACCGAAAGGTTTGCGCTTAGGGGGCCGTAAGAAAGGTGTGCCGAATCGCTCAACGGCTACCATCAAAGAGCGCTTAAGGCGCATGGGATGCGATTATATCGGGTACCTCGCAAGCACTGTAAACAACGAAGTTACTTGCGGAGTTTGCAGGGGTAAGGGGAAAACTCAGTTTCAGCCAGCTAACGGCGATACTAGCCCTAAAGAGCGTACATGCCAATCCTGCTGGGGATCAGGCTTAGAGCGCCTAGCGCCCAAAGAACGCGCCTGGGCTGCCGGAGAATTAATGCAGTATTGCGAGTCCAAGCTCAAGCAGGTCGATCACACCTCAAGCGACGGTAGCAACCGTCCTATCTGGGTGGTGAACGTCGCGCAAGAGGTGAAACAGCCGCAAGCGATAGATACGAAAGCACATCCGCGCGTGTTGGATGTGCCTAAGGATGAGATACAGTAATTTCCTTGAAGAAATAGCCCCCCTACCCCCCAAGCAGGTTTGCGCCTGGAGCGTGTCCTTTCGGAGCACTCTTAGCCTCTCCCGCTCGCCTTGGGTCATTCACCCCAAGGCTCTCGCGGCGGCCTTAGGGATTTCGCTCGCGGCCTTCGTTGCGCGCTTGCGGCCTATCAGTAACATCGGCGTCCACGGGTGAACCTTCCGACGAGGTGAGTAGGGCTTGTATATCCGCGATTGGATCGGTTTTGGCAATCCAATGGCGCATATAGATCTTGACGATCTCAGCCTCATGCTTCTCCCAGACGTAGTTGAGTAGGTCGCTTGCGATGCCTACGCAGTCAGCGTCCTTAGGGTCGTTCGGTACGATCTTGAATGGTCTTGTGTTACGCACTCAGTACTCCTGGCCCACTCAGGCGGGGCAGGCCGCAGCCATGCCCCTGATGAGTGTGCACTACCAGTGTACAACGCGCGTCAAGTGGCGTATGATTCCATCATGCTATTCCACTCACCACGTAGGCGCGCATGGTTAGGCGGCATAGAGTACATCCCTGTCGCGCTGGGCCTTACGATGATCGCAATCATGCTATGGATGGCATATAGGGGCTGAAAACGCTATTGACGCGATGCCAAACCAAAACCCAGATCGATCCGACCCCACCCGGGTGCGGCAGGGGGTCACTCCCCTCACATTCGCGCTCGATTTTCCACGCCATACCAATAGAAAATTTCGATTTCAGGGAAAGGTGCTAAGTTTTTAGCATGCGGATCAAGATATTCATCGAAATTGGGGAAGATCGGGTCGAATTTGAGTTTCGCGTCGGCGGAGTAGACCTCGGCTTGCTCAATTCCAACCCGGAGCGTTTCTATCACGATTACATTGAGCCGACTGGTGTTATGGCTACCAACGGCCTAGCGGAAAAGCGCCGCGCGAGAAATTAGCATGCCCCAGATCCCCGTGGATATTCATCCAAAATTCCTGCCTTTGCTACAAGTTAGACATAGCTTTGCGAATATCTACGGAGGTCGTGGCGGGATGAAATCGGAGCAGACGCATAAGGTAGCCCTGCTCGATGCGATCCAGCGGCCTATCCGCACCTGCTGCGCGCGGGAAACGATGGCATCCATTCGGGATAGCTCGCACAAGCTGCTGGCCGATTGCATTTATGAGCACGGGATGGCGATTTCGCAGAACGGGCCGTATGAGGTGCAGGAATCGCGCATTTTGCGCAAGGAAAAAGACATTGCCGTCTCTGAATTTATCTTCATCGGCATCCGGGAGAACGTCCGCGACAGTAAATCGTTAAAAGGAATTAATAGAACGATCATCGAGGAAGCGGCGAAAGTCAGCCAGGATTCGCTTGATGTATTCGTGCCTACAGTGATGCGTACCGAGGGGGCCCAGATGTGGTTTATCTGGAATCCTGAGTATACATCAGACCCGGTGTACAAGATGTTCATGCTCAAGCCGCCGTCGAATACGATTCACATCCACACGAACTATTTGGAAAATCCCTGGTTGCCGGAAACCATGCGCGTGCTCGCGGAGGATTGCCGCTTGTCAGACCCGGCCAAGTATGCCCATATCTGGATGGGCGAGCCTGGATCGAATGTAGAGGGCGCGATCTTCGCGGCGGAGCTCCAGCAGGCTACAGACGAAGGAAGGATTTGTCAGGTGCCCTATGATCGATCAAAACCCGTGGATACGGCTTGGGATCTCGGATATGGAGATAAAACGGCTATCTGGTTCGTGCAGGCATATGGAGGATTTTATAACTTTATTGACTACCTGGAAGGCGAAGGAAGAACCATCGCCGACTACCTCATCGACCTCCAGAACAAACAGTACCTCTACGGACTAGACTTCGTTCCACATGACGCTGTGGACGCCATTGTTCACCAGAAACTAGCCGCTACCAAGGAAAAGTCCATCGAGATGCTCATGCGTGCCGCAGGCCGAAAAGTGCGCGTCATCCCGAAGCTCCATAAGATCCACGGCATTAATGCCGCCCGTACGTTCTTTTCCCAATGCCGCTTCGATGAGCGTAAATGCGCCGATGGCATTCAGGCGCTCCGGCATTATCAGTGGGGGCCGCTCAACGAGCACGGCGTCACCAAGCGCGATCCCCTGCACAATTGGGCATCCCACGCCGCCGATGCGTTCCGAGGCGCGGCGCTGGCGATCAAGGAGCCCAAGCCCAAGAATCAGGATAAGCCGCTCTACGAGCCCACCCGAAAGGTGTACGCGCCGTTTGCATAGAATGAGTCATGCCCCTTATCGCCTCCACCTTCACAATAGTGGTTGCAATCCTGGTGGCAACTCGCTGTATAATCAATCGACTCGACCGAATAGCAAAAGGAGAATCAACCCTTATGGCTGGAGTATCCGACGTACAAAGCGCACAGACTACCCTGCATGACGATCTGGTGGCCGAAAACGGCCTAATTAAGCAACTACTCACCGCCTTCGCCGCTGGCAACCTTACACCTGCGCAGGCGCAAGCGCTGGTCGATCAGATGAACGCCGATGACGCGGATGCGAAATCGAATGTAGCGGCGATCACTGCGGCATTGCCCGCCGCGTAATATTATGATCGTTCTTTGGTCTGGCGATATCGTGCGGGTGGCCCCATTGGGGACGCAGCACGTCGTCACGAGCAACATGGAGTACTCGCCAGATAATTACATGGTGCCGATATTTCCGCTAACGCCCAAGGGCGAGAATCAAGTCGCGCTTTCTCGCCTCTATAATGATCCCCTGGATCTGGCGTTCCTTAACCAACCCGAGGAGCGCGAAAGAATGGAGATGCTGTTTCCATGAGCTACGCCATCATCGCTGGTGTGATTTTCGCGTGGATCGTCACGCTTCTGTGGGCCGGTAAGGAAATAGCGGATGCACGGCGCTCCAAGAGAGTGCTGAGCCTCAAAGACGCACATGATTCCTTCTGGGGGGCCTTCAAGTAATGCCTGCGTTTCTTGAAAAAAAGCTCAAAAGCGAGTATGGCCAGCATTCCTCGATCCCCTACAAGGTCATGAACTCTATCGGCGCGATGCGAGGGAATAAAGAAACCGCGAAGGGCCGTGCGATGGAAGCCAAGCACAAAGCCAAGATCAACATTTCGGATTTGATGAAACGCAAATAAAGGAGCAACTAGATGCCTGGATTTGGAGTACAGACCTCGGGCGGCACACTTCAGCCGCAAACTCTCGCCGCATTGAATGCAGTAGGTTCAGGCGTCTATCCGACACAGGGGAATATTTTCTTCGTCAGCCCCGGAACGGGCTCCGACCAAGGGGGTAATGGTTCGGTCGGGTCTCCATTTGCATCTATCGGGATGGCCTATGCCCTAGCCACCTCCGGGCAGAACGACATCATTTACCTGATGGCGCACTCGAATACCGCCAGCGCGACCACCAACTACCTTTCAAGCGTGCTCACGTGGTCAAAGGATCTAGTCCACCTGATCGGCGTGAACGGCGGGCCTGCCATCGGCCAGCGCTCACGCATCTCGAATCTCGCCGGAACCGCTGCGATGGCTCCCATGGTGAACGTGACCGGCAACGGGTGCTTGTTCGCCAATCTGGAGTTCTTCCAGGGCACGCCGGGATCGGGAACAACGAGCATTTGCGTCCAGGTTACCGGCCAGCGCAATCACTTCGTCAACTGCCAGATCGCGGGAATGGGCGACCTGACCGCCGTGGCCGATGTCGCCGGGTCGCGGTCACTCAAGATTTCCGGCTCAGAAAACACCTTCGACGGCTGCACCATCGGGCTCACCACCACGCTCCGCGCCACCATGACCACCGAAGTCGAAATCTCGGCGGGCGCACGCAACCTGTTCCGTGGATGCGATTTCGAGACGTATACATCGCTTTCGACGTTCAAAATGGTTTCGATTGCCACCGGCTGCGACCGCTACATGAAGTTCCTGGATTGCAACTTTCTGGCGATTCAGAATATCACCTCGGCCGTCGCGCCCACCGGCGTGATCGGGATCACGACCATGAACGGGCAGGTAGTGATGAAAAACCCCTACGTGTACGGCTTTGCGCAGATCGTCACCGCCGACAATGCCTACGTGCAGGTATTGGGACTCGATGGCACGGCGACCGGCCATCTCATCGGAATCGCACAGGGAGTGGATGCGGCCTAATTCGGGATCGAAGCTCTGTGAGGGCGGGTGCGGGGCTACCGTATCCGCCAACAAGCGGAAGTGTCTGAAGTGCATCGATAGAGAAATTGACTTCCACATGAAGGTGGCGGCATTCAAAGGAGAATCCATTGGAATCGACCAAGAACACGCATATTCTGGTGACGCATAAATCGCAGCGGGCCTGCCTGCTGTTCCGTGCCGATACGGGCATTCTAGTGTGTATGCAGCAGCGCGAGGTTTGCGTCTATGGCGACAACCCCAAAGACAAGAACTCCTATACCTTCATCGATGACAAGGCGGCTGCGGCGTGGCTCAAAGCCTATCCCGTGCTCGACCTGAAGAAACAGGGACGGGAAACCGAAGCGCCCATGCTTGAGGAACGGGATGGGGAGGCACATGGTCTCTATGTGCCCGACGACTCGCTAGAACTGCCTGGATTCGGGCCGCATATGAGCCCGGTGGGGAAGAAATTCAGCAACTAAATGGGGTCGATCCCTAAGAAAGACTTACCGCGCTTCGTTCGGGCCTGCTACGACGCCTCGCGCAAGTCGGGCGAGGATAACCGCAGGGCCGAAAAAGAACGCCTGGAGTTCTACATCGGGGAGCAATGGCGTGGAGAAGAAAAAAGCAAGCGCAAGTCTCAGGGACGGCCCTTCCTCGTCGTCAACAAGTGCAAGCCCGCCGTTGATCAGATCGAAGGGGACATACGTCTTAACCCTCCGGGACCCCAATGTCATCCGGTGGGATCGGGTGCTGACACAGATACCGCAGATATCATCGAGGGGCTCATACGTGAGTGTGAGTACCGATCTGGCGCTAAGACTGCATACTCCACCGCAGGCAAATATGCCGCTGCGTCGGGTTACGGAGTGCTTGAACTTGCGACGGAGTATAGCGGGGAGCGCGATTTCGGCCAGCAGCTAGTCATTCAATCGGTCGAAGATCCCAACTGCGTCTTTTTCGATGCCACCTCCCGCATGGCGAACCGCCAGGACGCGGGCCATGCCGGGAAACTCAAGATGTACAACGAGGTGGATTACATTGCGGCGTTCGGGAAGAACCGCAAAGTGCTCCAGAAGCGCGGCCTGGGCAACGCTATCGGCTGGATGCAGGACGCCATCGGCACACCGGGCGAAATGGCGCAGATCAACGAATGGACAGGCTCAGGCAAAGGGCCGTTTTACGTCTGCGAGTTCTACATGGTCGAAATCGACCCGATCAAGCTCCAGATGTACCGTTCGGCCTCGGGCGCGGAAATCGCGTTTTTCGAGGATGAGAAGATTCCTGCTGGATTCCGCCCGCTGACCGATCCGGACGATGAAAAGCGCTACACGCGCATGGTTCCCCGGCGCAAGATCAAGAAATACGTGGTCGATGCGCTCGAAGTACTCGATGAAACCGAGTGGCTGGGCACGCTGATCCCGCTTTTCCCGGTCCTAGGCCCCGAGGTCTATATCGATGGCAAGCTGCACCGGCTTTCGCTGATTGCGGGCGCAATTGACGGGCAGCGGGGACTCAATTACGCAGCGACCACGGCGGCGGAAACGATGGGCTCGATGTCGCGTGCCCCTTGGATCGGGCCTACCGGCACGTTTGACGATCCCCGCTGGAAAGACGCGAATACCGAGATGTACGCCTATCTCGAATACAAGCCGGTTTTCGTCACCGATGAGGTCACTGGAGCCCAGCAGCTAGCGCCGCCGCCGACGAAAAACATGTTCGAGGCCGCGATTCAGTGGATGATCGGCCTGGGATCGTGGTTTTCTGACCACATCAAGGCCACGACCAACATCTACGATCCTTCGCTCGGCCAGCAAAAAGGCGATCAGTCAGGGAAAGCTATCGAACAGTTACGATCTGAGTCTAACGTTGGCAACTTTAGCTATTCGGACAACCTGCATCGCGCCGTCGAGGTCCTGTATGGCGAGATGTGCTGCATTTTCCCCAAGATTCTCGATGGGCAGAGAGTCGTTACCATCGTCAAGCCCGATACGCAGCATGAACTAGTCGAAATCAACCGGGATTTCCCCGGAGACGGCATCGACCCAAAAACCGGCAAAAAGGGCAAGGCCAACAATATCTGCATCGGGGAGTATTCGGTGCGCGTGACGGTCGGCCCGAGCTATGAAACCCGCAATGAGCAGGCTATTGCGCAATTCACCGAGTTCATGAAGATTGACCCGCAGATCGTGCAGGCCCCCGGCGTAGCGGGTAAAGCCCTGCGCTGGATCGGGCAGGGGAATCCGCAGATCGAGGCGATTGCCGATATTCTGGACCCGAAACCGGGTGCCGATGTTACGCCGCAGCAGCAACAGCAGCAATTGATGCAGCTACAGCAGCAGAATCAGCAGTTGATGCAGGCCGCGCAACGGCTGGCCAACGAACTGAAATCGAAACTGCCCGAAATCGAGTACAAAAAGTGGTCCGACATGCTCAAGGCCGCTACGCAGATCCGCGTGGCTGAGATTTCGGCCTCAAAGGATTTGGACAACGAAGCGGCGAACCGCGAGGCGGAACTGCTCGAAACCTTGCTAGGGATGGCTCACGAGCATGGGATGCAGAAAGAAGAGCACGATCATGCGCAGGCCACACAGCAGGCCCAGCAGGAACACGAAGCCGCCAGCCAGGTAAGCGACCAAGCGGCACAAGCGCAGCAGGCCGAAGCATCACAGGGGGAAACGGAATGACGAAATCAGACACGGATTGCGAGACTGTACGACTAGCCTTCAATATGGCCGGTCTGACAAGGCCGGGAGAGGTGCCATCATCCGATGATTTTCTTATGGCGTTGAAAATACTGCACAGGTGTCCTGCTGAGGTAGACGGAGCAGCGTGGCTGGCCGCTCAGGTCATGCCCATGTATGGTATGGTCAGGCCGATAAACCAGATGCCTCCTATCGTGGCCCAATTTTATAATGGGCCAGTGGATCACATGGAGGGAATTTTCTAATGGCTGACACGCAAACCGAAACACCGAAATTCGATCCCATAGCCTATCAAAAGCAGGCGAACGAGCAGGAGCAGGCGCACCGTAATGGAAAACCGCTGGAGCCGCCCGTTGCCGAGAAGCCCAAAGAGCCGGAAAAGCCCAAGGAGGCCGCAGGCGAGGAAACGGACACCGAAAAGGAGCGCCGTATCTCGCGCTCTGACCGGCGCAGGCTCAAGGCATTTGAGGAAGCCGCCGAATGGAAGGGCAAGGCTGAAGCCCTCCAATCAATTGTTGATAGACTAGGGGGCAACAAATCCGAAGCCGCACCTCCGAGCGGTCAGGACGATCCCGAGCCCTTGCGCACGGCGTACTCCTCGGACGCGGACTACAACCGTGCGCTGGGGCGCTGGGATGCCCGCCAGGAAGCCAAGAAAGAAGTAAGCGCTGTCCGTGAGGAAGCCACAGCCAAAGAGCAGCGCGAACAGTGGGAATCGCACCTGCGCGCCATGAGCGCCAAAGCGCAGGAAGACATTAAGCAGTTCAAGGATTGGGATGAGGTAGCCAAGGCAGCCGCCGAATCCGAGGATGCGATTGAGTGGTTTCCTGACCAGCACCCGACGCTCATGGGACTGATCGCTTCGAGCGATATTCAGGCGACCGTGACATATCATTTCGCCAAGCATCCCGAGGAGCTTCAGCGGATGCTGGAGATGTCGAAAGACCCCCAAGCGCAGATCCGTGCCTTCGCAAGACTTGAAGGACGCATTGAAAAGTTGTATAGTTCAGAAGAACCTAAAAAGGAAGTGGCCGCGCAAGCCGTAGAGGAAACTCTTAAAGACCGCACGCACCCCGCAGAGGCGCAAGCCGGGCGGAACTCAGCCGTGAGAGATTCCGGCAAACCGAGGCCATCAACGGAAGTTGCTGCTCGGGGAGGTTCCGCACCACCCGGAGATATCCGCATAGGATCACCCGAGTGGCACAGGCGGGAGAACGAGCGCGAGCGCGAAATGCGCGGGCGCTGATCCCTAAAGCGCTGATTTCCCTAGAGCCCCGGTAATCCTTTAACCGAGGTGAGGGAATGCCCATCAATTCAGTTCCAGTAAGACTGGAAGTGACGGCTGAGGCTCTGCGCATGCTGTACAACAATCTAGCGATCATTCGCTCGATTGGGCGCGAGCACCAGACGTATTTCCAGCAGAGCACTCCCATTGGGACAACGCTCCAGATTAAACGCCCGTGGCGTCCGCAGGGACGGCAAGGGCAAGCCTTCCAGCCCGAACCCATCGTTCAGACCACCGTGCCGCTGTCGATTTCCTACTGGCGCGGCGGGGACTTTATCTACAACGACACCGATGAAGCCTTGTTTCTGGACATGCCGAGGTTCAAGGAAGAATATATCCGCCCGATGGCGCTGATGATCGCTAATCAGATCGACGCGGATGCGGCGGCGTTCATTCAGGCGACGGCTCCGAACTTCGTCGGAACTCCCGGCGTGCTGCCGACATCGACGGCGACCTACAATCAGGCGCGCACCAGCTTGAACAAGCTGCTCGCTCCCGACCCGGACCGTTCCGTGATCTGGACCTCGGACTATGAGCAGAACATGGTCGGACAAAACCAAACTCTGTTCAACCCCGGTGACATTATCGGGAAAGAGTTCCTGACTGGCAAGGTAGGGCGCTACGCAGGCTTCGACATGATGCGGGATGAGCAGATTCCGGCCTTTACGGTCGGAACCTACGCGGGTACTCCGCTGGTGAATGGCGCAAATCAAGCCGGTACCAGCCTGGTTACCGATGGCTGGACATCCTCCAGCTTGGCGCTGAATCCCGGTGACCGCTTCACCATCGCGGGCGTCTACAAAGTCAACCCCTCGGGCCTCCATACCGCCTACACCGGGACGCAGAACCTCTTGCAGTTCGTCATCACGCAATCGGTGACGGATTCGACCGGAGCGGCAACGCTTCAGTTTTATCCGCCGCTGATCCCCTCGGGCCAGTTCCAGAATGCCTCCAATTCGCCTGCTGATAACGCGGCGATCACGGTAGTCGGATCGACCGGCCAGCAGGTCAATACGGCCTTCTACTTCCAGAAGGACGCCTACACCGCCGCATTCATCAAGTTGCACCGGCCTTCAAACGTCGAATGCGAAGTGATGGGCGGCGCGGAAGATGGCGCACCGGGCATCTACATCCGTAGCATCCGGCAGTGGCAATCGAGCGGCCCCTACCAGGGCTATGAAACCGAAAGGATGGACGTGATCTACGGCTTTGCCGCGCAGTATGCGGACTACATGGCCGGTGTGATCTACGGCTAAAGGAGCCTATTATGAGCACAGCCTTAACTTCAACGACTCTTGCAGCCGCACTCTCGAATCAGTCCAGCCAGCTAACCGTTGCCTCGGGCTCGGGCATCTATGCCCCGTCCAACGGCGGCATCTCGCAGAAGCTCTATGTGATCAACCCCGAAACCGTGCGGGGCGAACTCATGGACGTAACCGCAATCAATGGGGTAGCCGTCAGCGTGTCCCGCTTGGCGCTGTTCCGTCAGGCGTTCATAAGCGGGGCTTACGTCATCATCGGCCAGTCTCCGGGGAACGAAGCGATTGGGCTCGGCCCGTCGTTCTTCGAGTACGATCCGGTGGGAGCGGTCACGGCAGTCAACGTGCCGATTACCCCCTGGATCAACGTCACCAACGGCAACCAGTGGCTGCGGTCGGTCGATGGCCTCTGGATTCCCGGATTCGGGAACAACACCCAGCCAGCGGGACTTAGCGCGACAGTGGCATCGGTAGCGGGCGCAACCCTGCCATCCGGCCCCCTGTTCCACGTCACCGGCACCAACGCCATTACGGGCTGGACGCTCCCGGTGGGCTTTACGGGCGGATCGTTTACGGTCATCCCGGATGGCAATTTCACCTGGACTACGGCGGGCAATATCGCGCTCGCTGGCACGGCGGTTACCGGACGGAATCTCACGTTTACGTGGGACTCGAACGCCGGTAAATTTACGCCTTCGTACGTTTAGAATCAACAACTTAGCGATTCTTCCATGCGCGACCGTGCTTAATATGAAAGATCAAACCTTGGCTAACGCCGAACTCATCCGCCAAGGCTTGGCCGGTCGTGTATGGAAGGCGCTGACGTATCTGGGCAACCGCTTCCTGGGTCAACTTGCTCCATTTTCGGCCCTTGTTGCGCATGTCTTCGTTGTTGTCGGCAAGCGTTCCAAGGAAAAGATGGTCTATCCGCACGCACGCCGGGTTGTCGCAGCGATGAAGGACATTCAGTATGGGATACGATCCATGATGGAGTTTCCAAGCAACGCGATGGGCGCATTGGGTCCGCCCCTCTCCGTCGTTGATCTTTCCGTATCCCTTGGGGAGCTTGGCTCCGGTCCAAATCCAGCACTCTCCAGACTTATCGACCTTGGGCCAAAATCTGACTTCCAGGGGGCCGTGAATGTGCTTGCTATGGGGCATACGTAACGATACCACATGCGCGTTATTCAAGTACCGAGAGAATATAGCAGAAATCCGCAAAGGGAGGACGAAGATATGGCAGTGATTCAAGCCTACCGGGGAGATATGAAAACCGGGGGCATCAAGGAAAGCCTAGCGAAGTTCAACCGCCACCATCAGGAGGAGGCAGGGCAGCTTCTAAACATCAGCGGCATCGACACGGTGGATGAAAGGGGGAACAAGAACGTGCCCGTAGACAAGGATGATCCCCGGATGCCCTACGTGCATCAGAACTTCCCGGTCATGGTCTACCATGCCGAGAAAAAGCCTGCTATCGGCGTCTGTGAAGCGGGCGAAGCCGTGGCGATTGATCAAGCAGAACTGGATGCGTTGCTCGCCAAGGGCTATCGTATGCAGCCATATCCCAAGCCTGCCGTGCATTTGGAAGATCCCCGGCAGGAGAAAGCCGCCTTGCAGCGCGAATTGCGCGAGAAGGACGGAGAACTAGCCACGCTGCGTGATCAGACCGCACGGCTGCTCGAACGCATGGAAGCGCTCGAATCCGCCGCGACCGATCCGAATAAATAATCCCAGGAGGGCGCATTGCCTACTATCGCCGTAACCGGCCAGCAGATGGTCAATTCCGCCCTCACGATCCTCGGGATCTTGGAGCAGGGCGGAACACCATCGGCGTCTGAATCTCAAGATGGCCTCTATGAACTCAATGGCATGTGGAATGCCTGGGGAATCGATGAGGGCCTGATTTTTGGCGTTCAGTCGATTACCAAGGCGCTCACGGCGGCGGTTCCCAGCTACACGGTGGGGCCTGCCGGGGCGTTCGTCACGCCTGCGCCAAGCAAGATTTATCAGGCATTCATCGTGGCTTCCGATGGGAGTCGCAACGAAATCGAGGTCGTAAACGCGGCGCGCTATTACGCGCACAACGACCTAGCGGCCTCTGCCGTGACCCCTGACGAGGTTTACCCCGACTTCAACGTAATCTCATCCACCGGGCTCGTGACGATCTACCTATGGCCGGTTCCCAGCGGGACGCCTACGCTCCAATTGATCACCGGGGCCGAATTTACCACCTGGACGCTGAACGGCACCTACTATGTGCCGCAGGGCTTCCTCGATGCGATCCAATACGCCCTTGCGTGGCGTCTGATCCCGCGCTTTGGCGTGGTCGTTCCGCAGCAGATTGCGCAGGAAGTGGCGATGCTGGGCGAGAAGTCGGAACTGCGCATCCGCGAAATGAACAAGGCCAACAGGCTCTTGCAGCCCGGAACTGAGATGCTAGCTCCACCCGCGCAGCCGGGAGCGCCGAGGGTTTAAGTGACAGCGCAAGATCGCATCTATACCGCGCTTCGATACTGCGGGCAGTTGAGGCCTGGGTATATGTCCAATCCCGAGCTTCTCTCGGACGCCCTGCGCGAATACCAGAGCATGTACGACAACTGGAACGCCGAGCGCACGCTGAACTACACCATCCCGGACGCGATCTACTCTTGCTCGACCAATACCAGCCTGAACGGGATCTATGGGCAGAACGTCCAGTGGTCCATCGGCCCCTCGTTCACCGTGCTGGGCGACACGACCATTAGCTCTGACGTGGTAGCCGTAGCGAACACGAACGGGTTATACGTCGGCCAGTACGTGACCGGAACCGGGATTGCAGCGAACAGCTATATTACGGCCTTAACGGTCAATACGAGCATTACATTGTCGTTAGCCGCGACAGCCTCGGGGACCGGAGTGACCTTGACGATTCCTCCTTCGTTCAGCGGTCCCCGCCCCGAGGCAATTTTGCGGATGAATCTGTATATGACATCCGTCAACGCATCGCAGCCCACCCGCATTCCGCTCTCGCCTATTAGCGTCGAGCAGTGGGCGAACATTAGCGTGATACAGTTGCAGGCCATCAACGTTACAACGGTTTTTTACTACGACCCGCAATTCCCGCAGGGCATCATCAATGTATGGCCACCGCTCAACGGGAACTCGCTCGAAATCTTTACCTGGGGCTTCCTGACGCCCCCCACGAGTCTTTCTACCGTCGTGATGGAGCCTCCTGCGTACCAGGACGCGATTACTTACACGCTGGCGGTTCGCTTGTGGCCGATGCTCACCAAGAATCAACTGGTGAACAGCAAAGAGTCGATCATGTGGCTGCGCGGCCAAGCCAAGATTGCCCGCGATAAGATCAAAGCCGTCAACGCCCCCATGCCCAAGCTGGTAAACGACTTCGCCTGGGGTAGAAGCGGCGGGAATGTGCCTGTATGTGATTGGGGATTGCTCTTAACGGGTACGCCATACTGACATGCCATCTTTCGGCTTCATCGGCCCATCCTATGTTTCACGTGGAAAAGTGGGGGAGTGCGAGGATCTTATCAATCTGTGCCTGGAGCGCATCGAGTCCGGCATGGGAGCGGCGCGTCCGGTCAATTACCAGCTAATCGCTACCCCCGGCAAGGTGCTATTCTGCACGCTCTCTGACGGCCCAATTGCGGCTATCGCCAATTCGACCGTAACCGAGCCGAGCAATGAAACCACCTTCGGCGGCGCGGGCGATCCGCATTTCTTTGCCGTGGGCGGACAGACGCTCTATGCTGTGCGCGGCCAAGCTCCGCAAGGGCCGCAATCGCAAGGTATAGCAACTACCATCGGTACCATCGACAAGAAGGTTATCGCTGGCACGGGTGGGCAGCTATTCCCGGTCAGCCTGATCGTGTTCCAGCCTACCTTCCTGATGGCGATTACGGCCAACGGCAATGCCTATCTTGCGGCATGGGGCTCGGCCATTACGGCTTCAGCCGTTAATAGCGCAGGCGTGGGCTATGCCGTGGGAGATACCGGCATGATTCTGAGCGGGCTAATCCATGCGCGCTATACCATCACCGGCGTCGATGGATCGGGCGGCGTAACATCCTACTCGCTCTCAGGCGGAACGGGCTACAGTATCGATACCAATATTCAGACCACTGTAGCGGGACCGCAGGAGGGCAACGGCTCGGGCTTCAGTATCGATATCAGCGCCGTGGCTACGGCTGCATGGCTGGTTTACCTGCTGAACGGTACAGACTTCGATAGCGCCATCAACGATACGGTATTCGTGCGCTCTGCGACCTACATGGATGGCTATGTCATCATCTCCGTAGCTCCAAATGATCCCGACCCGGATCGCCGCACGTTTTTCATCTCGAATCTGAACGACCCCAACATCTGGAATCCGCTCGATTTCGGCGTCAAGGAGTCGAATCCTGACCCGATCATGAACGTGTTCGCGGCCTACGAAATCTTGGCGCTTCAGGGCTCGCAGACTACCGAGTTATGGCAGAACACCGGGAATGCTCTGTTTCCGTTCCAGCGCTTGCCGGGCGGCGGCGTGATCGATACCGGCATCGTCAATTCCTGGGCAATCTGCAAGATGGACGGCACAGTAGCTTGGCTGGGATTCGATGCCCGCGGCCAATATACGGCATGGCAGCTTCAGGGCGCTACGCCGGTGCGCATCTCGAATCACGCCATTGAGAACCACTGGTCTAATTTCGACGTGAGCGGCGCTAGCATTTATAGCTATGTCGAGAATGGCCATGTGTTCGCGTGCTTCCATTTCCCGATCCCGGATGAGACGTGGGTATACGATTCAACCATTGGGCCTGCGATTGGCTGGCATAAGCGGCTGTCCTGGGATGGTGCGGCGTTCCATGCGGATCGCGGGCGCTACCACGGCTTCACGGCCAACATGCACTGTGTGGGCGATCCCAACAATAATAATCTCTATCTGCAATCGATGGAGTTCGTGGACGAAAACTGCAATTGCATCCGTAGGATTCGCGTTTGCCCGCACCTGGTAGATGAAAAGAAGTGGCACTTCTATACCCGATTCAGGATGCACATGCTTACCGGGGCGTGTCCACCTACACTCACCCCGGTGTGCAGCCTGAGAATTTCAAACGATGGCGGCTATACCTGGGGCTCCTACCTGGATATGCCGATGGGATTGACTGGCCAGTATAAAAAGATGGTCGAGTGGTATCACCTGGGACGTGGGCGGGATCGTGTATTTGAGTGGTCCTGCTGCGAGCCTCTGGATATCGTCATTGCGGATGCCTACATTGAGACGTTACCGGGGGATGGATAATGCCAGACCTGTCCTTTGCGGTTCGCGCTGGCGTTCCGGCGCTTCCCGGCACGCTCACGATTGAGATTCAGGCGGTGCCGCTGTTAACGCAGAATCGCCCGCCCGTGATCTATCCTCCCTTGCGTGAGCCCGTCACGGGCCAGCCGCAGACGGCCATAGGCGATGCGCAGGCAACCACCGGACAGAATCTTATGTCGCGCTCCTGGGGCATCGGCTGGGCTACGCCGGTCACGAATCGCCTGAATGCACTGGGCGGGGCAACCAATCTGCAATTGCTGCGCTTCGAGGCTCCCTCGCTCGATACCACCGATATGGCATGGTTCGCCACCGGCACGATTGACGCGCTGACGGACCCGGTGACGATCACGGCTCCCGTAACCGGCACCAGCATCTATGGACGAGCCTTTGCCGTTGGGGATTACGTCATTTGGGATGATCCGGCGCTCGTGAATGGGCGCTACCAATACGAAATTGATCGAATCGTTGCCGTGAATGGGCAAGTATTCACGCTTTCGCGCTCGCAGACGGGGCAGAAGGTCGGATCGTACTTCGGCATGGTGCGCGCGGCGCATACCGGCAACTTCTATCGGATGCTCGATCCATCGTTCGATGTGCTATGGGATGGCTCCGCACAGGTATTTAAGTTCTGGTGGGAGCAGATGATCGTATCGGCGGTGCAGGCGACTACGGTGAACGCGGATGCGGCGCTCGTGAACTTGATTCCGATTCCTCCCGCTGCGGCAGCATTGGGGATATTCACATAATGCCCACGGTCACCAGCACGCCGGTTCAGATATCCACCGATCCCCCTTATCGGCAAGCCGGGGGGACGAACTTCGGGGAACTGAATCCCTTCTTTTTCAAGGTCGGAACCGATTTCTACATGCTGCTCGCTGAGGTGCAGAGCACCACGGCGAAGCGCATCGGCATGTTCAAGCGTGCGATATCGAATATCGGCGGCGGCTGGTCCTCTCAGCCCGATGGACTGGATAGCGCCAATGCGCCCGATAGCGGCTCACAGAGCGGGCGCTTGCAGGTGTTCGATGATACGGCGACAACCGGCAAGATAGCCGTTCTCTACCTGCTGGACGATTTAACTAGCCTCAAGATTTGCGAGTTCGATACTGCTACCGACACGTGGGGAACACCCACCGCAGCCGTGACGGTTGCGAATGTAAGCAACAAGTTCGGATTTACTCGCAGATCTGATAGCGTGTATGTTGTCATCGGCACGCGCACGGGGCATCTCTATTACATCCTCAATACTACCGGCACATGGGGATCGATTATAGATACGAGCCTTGCGGCTACGGCGAACGTGGTTGCGGGCGGGTTGATCGACGCCTCAGATAATAGTTTTGTTCTGCTCAATGAGACAGGCTCGGCCATGTCCCTGCGGCACTTGGATTCAGGGAACACGCTTAGTTCCTCCGTTGTAATCACGACCACGCGGGCAACCGCTGCGCATCGTCCCGCCTTCACCTTCTTTGGAGCAACCGGCATAGCCGTGGGCTGGGTTACCAGTTCCGGAGCGGCTCCTGGCATCGTCAGTATTGCGCCGATAGCGACGGCTCCGGTATTCACGAATTACACGATCTACACGCCATCCGGTCCCTTCCTGAACGAAACCGTTTCTTACATGACGCCGGTAGTGGCGCTGGATGGCGTCACACTCAACGTATTTTTCGTGGACCTGGATCACGATCAGCCCATCGATCAGGTCATGCAGAGCACGTTCGATGGCGTTTCTACGTGGTCCGCTCCTGCGATCTATTATGACGAAATCGCCAATCCCCCCGTGAATGGTGTAACGCCTCCAGGGGCAAATGCGCAATTCATTCACACGCTGAATCCCATCGAGGTGGCCCAGGGGTGGGTTACGCCCACGGCGATGGAGACGGCGAACCAGGGGACTCCCGAGGGGCCTCCACCTACGAACTGGTGTACCGGGCTTTTCCTGGAATCGTCATCCACTAATCCAACGCGCACGCTTTATGCGTGGCCTCCAATCCTACTTGGCAGTCCCACGCCGCCTCCTGGGACCTTCAGTGCTGGATGCCCAAGCCCGATCTATGTTGTGGGAACGCCCTATGATTCCTTCGTGACGGTTACTGGCGGCACAGGGCCGTATACATTCGCGGTGACTGCGGGCTCCTTGCCTACCGGCTTGAGCCTCAACGCATCGACAGGGGAGATTACGGGAACGCCTTCAGCTACGGGGCCGTTTTCATTTACTATTACGGTTACTGACTCTACGGGAGCGACCGCGAGTACGGGAAGTTGCAGCGCGGGGCGCTGTCCCGGAACGCGCTCGATCATCTGATGCCGATACCAGAAACAGCGCCTAATTCGCTTTCAGGGCTTACCTACCCGGTAGCTACGCGCGCGCTCGGAAACATGGGGCCGTTCAAGAACTTTACGACGCTGTGGTATTTCTGCACGCAGCAATTGGCCGATCTGAGCTATGAGGCGATGGCCTACAAGAGCACGGATAATGGTGTGACGTTTACCGCCGTGCCGGATACGCTGGCGGTCTATTCCCCCGATACGACCTGTGTCTCCTATGACAATACCGGGAGCAAGATTTACATCTCCTTCATTTCTCCAAGCGACGGATATATCAAGTTCGCGCGCTTCGACATGAATGTGCTTGGCGGAACGTGGGGGAGCGTGCAGGTTACCTCGCCCACGGTAACGCCTACGGGCGGGTCCGCTGCGGTAACGCAGATGTGGTGCGCAAATCACGGCACAGCCATTCAGATTAGCTGGAAGGATAATGCGGGGCTCCAATCGCTTTACTGGAATGGAGCACTCTGGACCGGGCCGAACACCGTAGCGGCGGCGGGGGATACCATTCTTCCCTTGGCGCGCGCCGGATCGGGTAATTTCGCCATGTGGTCGGCGGACTCCACGGTTTATGGCGACGGCGGGAGCGGATCAATCTATTACACGCTGATTTCTAACGGTGCGGTCGTGGCAACGCATACAGCATTGACGATGCCGGATGGAGACAATCGCATCATTGACCGCACGCAGTACTCCGCGCTCTATGATGTGGCCTCCGATGGCGTGGGCTTGCCGCTGGCGATGTTCCTGCACTCCGATTCGACGCAGTTTCACGGAATCGTGCTGGCGACTACGAGCAATACGCCCACCTTCAGCCTGGTAAGCGCGGTTACGTTCAATTCCACAGACACTACGGGATGGCCTTGGCTGGCAGGGCAAGCGAGCGGGGGAAACTTTTCGCTGCTCTGGTATCAGCGCAGGGCATCGGATGGGGAGGACCTTATACAGTTCTCCCTTTCCGCGCTTCTGGCGTCTGGATGGGGAGCCAAGACGCTATTTTATGATCAGCAGGCGAATCCCCCTACCCCTGCGCCCACGTTTGATGGTATGTTTCCTTTATCAGCCAATACTTTAAACGACGGAACCACGGGAGTGATCGTCGGGATAACTGAGGATGTGAGCTAGTGAACAGACGTGGCTTCCTGGGATTTCTTGGCGCGGCCATTGCTGGAGCCTCGCTCGATCCCGAGCGCCTGCTTTGGAAGCCGGGAGAAAAGCTCATCAGCATTCCAAGGCCAATGCTGGGGTCCGAGCCCGGAACAATCTCGTATTGGAGCGGAGGCGACCTCGCGTACAACGTGGGAGACATTCTCACTATTGAGGGAATGTATGCAATCAACCCTCCGACTGGTACGCCCATATCTCTTCAGAGATTCACAGTCATCTCGCTTGATTCAGGAGGGCCAATTTTGAGCTATGGCGGCTAAGCTACCCATACCGAATCTGACGTTCTCGCCGCTGGGAACGGGCGGATTAGCCGTGCCGGGTGGCGTGTTGTATACCTATGCTGCGGGCGGGACCACGCCGCAGAACACCTTCACCGATGAAACGGGCGTGTCGGCCAACACGAATCCTGTGGTGCTTGACAGTACGGGAAATGCGAATGTATGGCTCACCCCAGGAGCCTCCTACCGCTTTGATCTGTATGATTCTAACGGCGTTCTTCTGCGAACCGTGGACAATGTTCCAGGGGGCACGCTTGCGGGCCAGTCTAGCGTTACGGCCAATTACGTCTATGCCGGTCCCACGAGCGGCGGGGCTGCTGCGCCTGCATTCCGTGCGCTGGTAGCGGCGGATATCCCGAGCATTTCAGCGACGTATGCGTTGGCTACGCTTGCCAATCTCGGTACGCCGAATCTCAA